CGGCGTGGCGAGCGACGCGACCGTTAGAGTCCTTGAGGTCCTTCTGCCGGATGCCGTAGAACGCGATGGACGGTTTCTCGCGAGGCCCGTCATAGTCGTCCTGCTTGAGCATCTCGCGAGACCGATCCAGCACCGCGCCGATGGCAGCAAACGCGCCGCCCGACGAGGCAAGCGACGTCTCCTGGCTGGACTCAGGCAACGATTCCTGTGAGTCTTTCCTGACCATTCATCCCTCCCCGTAGATCGCGGCACCTTCGGCCGCATCTCTGACGTCCAACGCGCTTCCGAACTCCAGCAGGCACCGCTCGAACACCTTGCACCGAGAGCACTGGTACGTGCTCGGCCTGCGCTCGAACCTCCCAAGCTTCACCGCCTCAGCGAACATGGCGATTTCCCGGGCGTGGGAGTCCAGCCGGGCTGGCGTGATCTCCACGTCGTAAAATACCGGCCCTCGCAAGTCACCCTTCTTGTAGGACACCCCGCCTCGGGTCGAGGCGCGCTCGTATGGGATATAATCCCGCAGGTGGAGCCATGACACGCGACCGACCTCGAGTTGCTGCGGCCTCCACGGCGCCCACTCGTCGGCCCCTACGGGCCGGAACACGGCGTCGCGCAAGGCCATCGCATACGTGAAGCCCTGGGGCCACATGCGGTGCGCCACAGCGTGAGGACGCTCAGCCCCGCTCTTCAGATCGACCAGATGGACCAGCCCAGAGCCGCCCCACATCTCACGAGCCTGGTCTAGCGTGCCTTCCCAGTCGTGCCCGCCGAACGTAGCGCGCCAGTTCGCCTCGGAGAGCAGGATCTTGGAATCCCGGTTTCGCACGTCGGCCCGGTATCCGTCCAGCATGGCCAGCACGTCCGGCTCGAACTCACGGAACGCTCCGTCGCGGTCCACCAGGTCTCCCCACCGTACCGGCACGTCGCGTTCGTGGTCTTTCGCATGGCTCTCGGCGTAGAGGAAGGCGTCTCGATACAGCGCAGAGATGCGTTCTGGCGTGGCGGTCCATAGCCCTTCGCGATGAATCAGGTCGATCACGTGGTGAATGGCCGTACCGTTGAGCGCGGCGGGATGGCGGTAGGCCGGAGGCTCACGTTTGATCTCGGCCAGCTCAAACCGCTTGCCGCAGCCCTGCCAGTCTCCCAGGCTGGAAGGATGAAGACGCATCACGCTATAGCGTCCGTGAAGACGCCGCCGTCTCGCACCACGATACGCACCTTGCAGCCGCAGCCATCCTGGCCGCAGCACATCCGCGTCCCCGTCTCAAGCGGCCAACGCATGAGCGCACGCTTGCCGCACTCCGGACACGCCATGCCGCCTCCGGTGCAGCCCGACGCTATCTGCCGGAACACCTCGCCGCGTCGGTTGATCTCGGCCTGCGCGGCGAACCTGTAGCCGCCGCGACCGAAATCGTCGAACAGCGACGCGACCACGTGCGCGTGATGGCTCGGCTCCGGGTATCTCATGGCCTACATTCCAGTGATAACGTCGAGCAGGTCGGCGGCCAACCTGAAATCCACGGCCGCGTCCGAGTACTGCTTGCCCCTCATCGCGACACGCGCCCTCGCGAGCGCCTTCCGGACCTCACGCAGCGCCATCGGCTTCGACGTGATCCCCATCGCCACGGCCTCGCGTAGCGCCTCCCGATATCGAGAGATCGACGTCGAGATCGCGGGCGCGTCCACTCCGACCTGAGCCTGTTCGAGTTCCAGATTCATAACGTAGTCCCTCCTTGCCGTTTGCCTTTTCCCGTACCCCATAAACCCCGCTGCGTCTCACTCATGGCGTCACAGATGCGAATCCTTCCGATGCGCTCCCACCATGATGCCTTCGGCGGACCTTCCGGAGGTCCGATTGTGCTTCGACCAGCGAACGCGACACGCCCCCCATACATGATCCGCTCGGCCACGTCCCATGCGTTCTCGTCCGCCCCGATCTGAGTCTCCCGCCATTGTCCCACCTCGGTTCCGCCGCTCCACCAATACACACGGTCATAACGCGGTGGCATCAAGATCATCCTCTTCATTTTGCCCTCCTTTTTTGCGTCCAGAATCGCCAGCAGCAATCACGCACGCAAAAGGAACGTACTACCGCTAGTTCGACAGACGCAAGAGAAATCTTGAGTGGGAACAAAGAAAGTTATAACCGATTGTACGGTCTATAGTTGCGGCTGTTTGCGAGCCTTGCGGCGGCGTGCTTTCCCAGAAGCGAGCCCTGCTCTACGGGCTAACGCCACACGTTCCTCCCGCGTCGTGCCACGATGACGAAGCTTACCCAACGACACCGCTCCAGGATGTTTCCGTGTCTTGGCCATGCCGCAACCCTATTCCTCCGCACCAGCGCTAGTCAACCCAAAAATCCTCTTGACGCGCTCAGGCCCATCCCACCACTCTCTCACACCTATTCTCAAAACGCAGCATCGGCCCGCAACATAGGACGCACGGAGGCGCTCCCATAACAACGCTCGTCATATCGCGCCGAGCCGGAGAATCCTTCCGCGTGGGAGAAGTAACGGTCCACGTGGACCGCATCCACAGCGAGTCCCGCGTCAAGCTGCGCATCATCGCCCCACGCACGATCGCCATCATGCGAACCGAACTCGACGAGAGCGCAGAAAATCACCGTACCAGCAAGGACGACCAGCGATGATCGCCGAGATCATCGGCGGCCCGCGCGACGGACAAATCATCAAGATCGACCCGATGCGCCTACCCGTAGACGGCGAACTGCGATTCGTTGAGGAGACGCTTGTCGTTTCACCACTCCACGGGATGAGCGCGCGCCGTGCTCGCATGCGCCACGTCTACCATATCGAGGACGCCAACCCGCTCGACGGGAAAGCCCGACTCATCTACGTCCGCACGGAATCGGCTGAACCATGACCCCGTACTACCAGGACGATCTCGTCACGCTGTACCACGGAGATTGCCGGGAGATTCTTCCAATTCCACCCGCGTTGGCTTTAGTTACTGACCCACCATACGGGTTGGGAAGGCGTATGCATGAGTCTCGCGCTGACAAACAGCATGGAGCGGCCCTTGCACCGAGCAAGAATTATGGAGAGGTTGCTTGGGACGATATCCCATGCGATAGCCGATTGCTCCGCCGGTTTGTTTGGGGCGCAGAAGAATCGGTAATATGGGGCGGGAACTTCTTTTCGCTCCCGCCGAGTCGGTGCTGGCTAGTTTGGAATAAAGATAACGGTTCGAACGATTATGCGGACTGCGAACTTGCGTGGACAAGTCTTAACGCTCCCATTCGTTGTCTCCGACATAGGTGGATGGGGATGCTTCAGGAGTGGCCTGAGCGCCGCGTACATCCTACGCAGAAGCCACTTCCGGTGATGGAGTGGGCACTTCAGTTTATTCGGCTAGAGCTTTGCGTATTCGATCCATTTACAGGATCAGGAACGACCCTCGTGGCCGCGAAGAATCTAGGCCGCCGCGCCATCGGTATAGAGATCGAAGAGCGATGGTGCGAGGTGGCCGCGCGACGACTAGCTCAAGAGACGCTCTTTACAGCCACAGCGGTCATGCTCGACACACACGAACAACTGACAATGCTAGAAGAAGTTCCGCCATGAGCTCCTCCGTCGATCGAGTCCTCGAACGCCTCGAAAACGTCCGGCCGGACCGCGGCGGGCACAACGCGCGCTGCCCCGCCCACGACGATGCGCGTAACTCACTCCACGTCTCCGAAGGACAAAACGGCCGCGCGCTCCTCCACTGCCACGCCGGATGCTCCTTCGCCGACATCATCGCCGCAATCGGTCTCGGACCCAGCGACGCCACTCACGCGACGAACCGCTCCACCGCCGCATCCAAGAACGACCGCCCCTTCGGCAAAACCGTCGCCGCCTACGACTACATCGACGAGAAAGGCATCCTCCTCTTCCAAGTCGCCCGAGACGAACACAAGAACTTCCGGCAACGCCGCCCCACCAACTCCGAGCCACCGGCCGAGCTCTGGACGTGGAACGTCGAAGGCATACGGAAACCGCCCTATCGGCTTCCAGAAGTCCTCGCCGCGGTGCGTTTCAAGCATCGCATCTACGTCGTCGAGGGAGAGAAAGACGCCGACGCCCTAGCCGCCCTCGGCCTCGTCGCCACCACCAACCCCGGCGGTGCCGGCAAGTGGTCCGCCGAACAATCCGCCGCGCTCAATGGCGCGGACCAGGTCTCAATCATCCCGGACAACGATGAGCCTGGAGAGAAGCACGCGAAGGCCGTCGCCCTAGCCTTGCGTGGAATCGTGCGACGACCCCGGATCCTCCGTCTCCCCAACCTCCCACCAAAGGGCGACGTCTCCGACTGGCTCCTAGCTGGCGGGACAAAGGAAGAACTCGAGCGATTCGCCTCCGCCGGGCCCGAAACCCGAGGCTGGGAAGACGCATCCACGATGGTCACTCAAGGACGCATCGAGACCAACTGGATCGTCCAAGGCGTCCTCGCCAGACCCTCGCTCGCGATGGTCAGCGGTGACGCCGATACCTTCAAGTCATGGACCCTGACCCAACTCCTCATCGCGACCGCCACCCCTCAATACGCCCGAGTCCGCTGGATGGGACGATTCGACATCGCCGGTCGCCGCGCCATGCTCGTCACCGCCGACGAAGACCGCAGCGAAACCGTGCGCAAAATATCGTGGCTCGCCCGCGGACACGGCGAAGAAGTCGCCGCATCCCTGCGCGGCAACCTCCTCGTATGGTCCGACGACCTCCTCCTCGACGACCCCACAACCTGCGACGCCTTCGTCGAGGACATCGCAGACTTCGAGCCCGACATCGTCGTCATCGACCACCTCCGCGTCTGCTTCGACGGCTCCGAAGACTCCTCCGAATTCGCCCGGAAAATCAAACTACTCGGCCGACGCATCCACGCCCTACACCCATGCGCCATCGTCTGGATCCACCACTGGCGTAAAGCCGCCGAACGAGGAGAACTCAACACCGCCCGACAACGCGCCCGCGGCACCGGCGCCCTCATCCAATCCTTCGACCACCACCTCGCCTTCACCCGTACCGACCTCGGCCTCGGCGTCATCGAAATCGACCGAAACAAAAAAGGAAAACTCCTCCCAGACTTCTGCTTCGACCCTCGCTTCTCAGACCACGAAGGCATCGCCGCCATCGAATACCGTGGCGACGCCCCATCCGCCGCCGGTAACTCCCAAAAACCAGGCTTCGTCCTCGACTGGCTACGACGCGCCGCCCACGAAACCCTCGCCCCCTTCCACTGCGGGGAAATCGTCGCCGCCCTCGAACACACCATCTCCAAAAACACCATACTCCGAGCCCTCAAAGTCCTCGAAAAAGACCGACTCATCACCGTCGAAGGCTCCAACAAAAATACCACCTACTACCCCCGCGAAACGAATGACTGGAACCGCGACACTGCACCCCTCTCAACCACCACAATTCCACCGTCCCATGACCGTCTCATTGAAACCACCGTCCCACCGTCCCATGACCGTGCCAAGATTTTGTAAGTTGGTAGAAATAAACAACATACTTCGACCGTCCCACCGTCCCATGCTATTTTATGCGGTCTTTTTTGGCACCAACGCACCACTAACCGTTGCTACATATACAATTGCCCGTGAGACCGTCGCACCGTCCCAAACTCCCCCCCCTACGGGGGGGGACCCGTGGCACGGTGGCACGGTCCCCCCATCGAAAATCGGGGGATCGCCGCCAAAATGGGGCGGTCGAAAACTGCCAAGAAAATGGGTGCGCCGCTGAGCTACGGAAAGGCCCCAAAGCCAGCCAGCGGGCCATAGGGCGATTCTGACGCCGAAGGTCGCCCCCCGGCACAGGCGCCTGGAGATCGTCGATCCTGGGGCTCCTGGCGCGGTTTGGGGGTTGGGGAACCCGGCGAGTGGCATGCGTGCCCTTCCAGGGCCCGCCAAATCCCCTAGCGCCAACGGAGGTTTGGCGGCGCGCCGCTGATTTTGCTTGCTTTTGTGCTCTGAGGCGGTTTCACTTTCTGCCGCTGGCCAGACTCGCCGCTGGCCTGGCAGGAGACGCGATAGATTTCTCGGGAGGGCTGTGGGAGTTGGGTGGCGAAGGGAAGTGGAGTTCTCAAGCTACGGTCCTCATTCGACCGTAGGCTTGCCCGCCTCGAGCATCAACGCATCTGGGAGCACACCCCGGCTGCGATCGATCTCGCCGTCGAGATCGTGCAACGTGCCGTCGCGATGTCGAACGAGGACGGCGCGACCCGCATGGAGCGCATCCGCGCGCTCGACTTAGCCCACCGCGTCAACAAAGAGATCTTCGTCGATCGCACGATCCCGGTGCTGAACCGCATCGAGGCTACGGCCGCGGTGATGGCGCTGCCGATGGCGGACGTGGAGCGCGACGCGGCAGAGGTGGAGGCGGGTAGCGTCGAGGCGATGCGCGTCGAGACGCACCGGATGATGCGGGAGCTGTTGGCGCGGGCCATCGGCAACGGGTCGGCGGCGCTCGAATCTTCGCGCCCTGGTCTGATTCTTCTTCCACGGAACGGCGATGCTGGCGATGGCGCCCACTGACCTCCGCCACGGCGTAGCGGATATTGCGGTGCGCGATCTAGAACTTCAGCGCGCCATGTGCGACCCGACGTTCAACCCGGACGCCGCAGCGTTCTTCGTGTTCAATTTCTGTGTCACTCAGGACGAGGAGCGTGGCGGTGCGGTGTGCCGGATGCCGGATCCGGTGCGTCGCGGCTTCACGCTCCGGTTCCTCGACGCGCTCGACGCAGCGCGCACCGATCCCCACAACATTCACGACGAGAAGTCCCGTCGCATGCTGCACACATGGATCGCCTGCCTTTACAACCTCTGGGCGGTTCAGTGGGTGCCGGGTTACGTTGGGTTGTTGATCTCGTTGAATCAGGACTACGTGGACGACGGTGGGCGGAACTCGAAGACGTTCTCGATGTTCGGCCGCATGCGTTTCGCCTATGAGCGGCTTGCGGACCACGTGCGCAAGCAGGTTGACTTCTCCAGCATGTCGGCTGTGTGCGCTGAGAACGGCGCCTGGGTTATGGGGCGCGCTCCGACGCCCGAGGCTGGCCGTGGAGGCGGATTCGTGCGCGCGTTCGTGGACGAGTGCGCTCACGTTGAGTGGATGGACTCGATTCATGCCGCGCTCGACCCGGCGTGTCGCATGGGCAAGGTGTACATGAGCACAGTGAACGGTCCGAACAACGTGTTCGCTCGGGTCAAGCGGGAGCGTTACGACGGCTGGCGTTTCTTCGAGGGGGATTGGAAGGGGGACCCAGACAAGACGGTCGGAAAGCGTGAGACGGAGACACCGGAGGAGCGGGAGCGTTACGGATCGCACGTGTCGCCGTGGTTTGTCTCGGCGACGTCGTCGCTCACATCGGACGATATCGCCCGTGAGTACAACCGCAACTATTCGAAGTCCCGGCGCGGTTTGGTGTATCGAGAGTTCGACGTCCAGACTCACGCGCCCGGGTTGATCGAATATGACCCATCGCTCGAGCTGGCCGTTGGCGTGGACTACGCCTCGACGGGGATCGCCGCATTCGCGATCGGCCAGCCTGTGGGCAAGCGCGAGATGCGGGTCATTGCAGACTATGAGATCTCGGGGCAGACGCTGGCGCAGCACGCCGAGAACCTGAAGCATCTGCTCCGTGCCGTCGGGTACGAAGGCCGCCTCGAGGACGTGACTTTGCTCGACGGCCCGGACGGCGAGATGACGGAGGGCAGCGGGAGCCGCAAGGCGGACTACTTCCGAGAGGCTGGATTCCTCAAGGTGCGCCGCCCGCTGGTCAAGGGGCCCGGGTCTCACGATCGTGGCGTGGATGTTGTGCGCGTGCTTTTGTCTCAGCGTCGCATCCGTGTTTCGTCTCGGTGCCGGGCGATGATTGATCGGTTCGGGGAGTACCGCTGGCCTTTGGAGCGGACGACGGGACAGATCAAGGCGACGAAGCCGGTGCACGACGACTCGTCGCATGTGATGGACGCGCTGCGTTACTTGGTGACGGGCTTCTTCACCGCGGCCGAAGTCAAAGCCTACGCGCCTTCGACGGTTGGGAATGACAGTTACGTCGCACGTGTGCGCAGCGCGTTCCAGGGTGCGAGGGTTGCGGAGCGCGCTGGTAGCTATGCGCGTCCTTTGGCTCCGGCGTCCGGCGAGATGAGGTGGTGACGTGGCGACGATGACGAGCCGACAGACGGCGTTGACTGGCGTGCGGTACGAGGGTGGTGCGGTATTCAATCGCGACGACTTCAACGCGCGGTTGGCCCAACAGGATGGGACGAAGGTTTACGACGAGATGCGCACCACGGACGCTGTCATCTCCGCGTCCCTGGATCGCATCATCTGGCCGCTCATGGCGGCGTCGTGGACCGTGCGTGCGGCCGAGGAGGATTCACAGGGCGAGGAGATCGCTGAGTTCGTCGAGTCGGTGCTGATGCCGGAGCGCTACACGCTCGGCTCGTCGCTCACGACCTGGATGGATACGTTGCGCCATGTGCTGCTCATGGTCCCGTTCGGTTTCACGGCGTTCGAGCGGGTCTGGGATGTGGACGAGCAGGGACGCAACGTGTACCGGGAGCTGTTCCCGATCCATCCTCGCAGTGTCTGGAAGTTCGAGGTAGACGAGCGTGGTGATCTAGCTGCCATCGTGCAGAGAGCGTATGACACGGGCGGGCGGCTCAAGGTGACGCGCGTCGAGGTCGGGTCCGCGATGGTCGTCACGTTTGGTCGAGAGGCGAAGAATCCCTGGGGGCGTGCGACGCTTCGCCCCATCTACGGGGACTGGTATCTGAAGCGTGTGCTGCTCGAGGTGGACGCGATCCGGCACGAGAAGTACGGCGGCGGGATCGCCACGTTGACGATGCAGGATGGCGTCACGCGTGGTCAGGGAGCATGGGAGGAGGCCGAGAAGGTGGTGTTCGAGCTTCGGTCTCATCACCGCCAGGGCGCTGTGTTGGAGAACGGGCAGAAGCTCGAGGTTTTCTATCCGTCCGGCACTGGGTCGGACGTGATTGGGTCGGTCAAGTATCACGACGAGGCTATTGAACGCGCGTTGTGGTCGGAGTTCATGTCGATAGGGTTGTCTGAGACAGGTAGCCGCGCTACGCACGAGTCGAAGACTGGAATGCTGTTCTTGGCGAATCAGGGGGTGGCGAACGTGATTCGCGGTGCGTTCAACGCTCAGGCGATTCGTCCATTGGTGGATGCGGCGTTCGGGGTGCGGCCCGCATACCCGACGATCGAGGTCGAGGATCTGGACAAGATGACGGGGGATCAGCTTTCCACGGTGCTGGCGCCGTTGGTCAAGGCCGGGGTCATCACGCCGGATGGTGACCTCGAGGAGCATGTGCGTAACGTGCTCAAGTTCCCGGCGGCGAACCCGAAGACGGCGAAGACGCCCGTTGGGCCGGAGCCATCCGAGGATCCTGACGAAGACGAAGACGAGGCTGAAGACGCGGAGTTGGAAGCGGTGAAGGCTGGGGAGTCCGGCGCTCGGTTGATGATCGAGTTGCGTCGTGATCCTTTGCCCCACGAGTCGGCGTGTCGGTGGCGTGAGATGGCCGATTTCTTGGAGCAGGAGCCGCAGGACGTGATGCGAAACGCGGTGATCCCGGTGCGGAATCGCCAGATCTCTAAGTTGGCGAAGGCTTTGGCTTCTGGCTCTGCGGCGGAGGCCACGAAGCGCCCGCCTCCTGTGCCGTTTGTGAAGGAGATGGTAGCGGCGATTGTGGCGGCGCTTCGCGAGGCGTACCTGCGCGGCGCCCAGGACGTGCGCCAGGAGCGAGAGCTTCAGTTGTCGGAGGAGAGGGTGTCTGGCGCGATCACGTTTCAGGAGGGCGAAGCCGACCTGGACGATGACGACATCGTGGACGAGGTGCAGCGCAAAGCATCCGCGAAGCTGAACCGGAAGGCTGAGGCGTTCGCTGTGGCGACCGGAGCCGCGTTGCTGGCTCGCGGCATGATGGAGCGCGTGGCTGTGCAGCCGAGTCTTGTCGGCGCGGCGCTGGAGAGGCAGATCGCGAACGCGATGGGCGGTCTCTCCACGGCCGTGCTCGAGGCTGAGGTGGCGGGACTGGTCGCTACGGCACTGGCTATTGGGCGTAACGATCAGGCCGCGGCGATAGGAGTGGAGCGGGCGTTCTACAGTGCGATTCTGGACGAGGGCACGTGCGATGCCTGCTTGCCTCTGGACGGCGACGAGCACGAGCCGGGTGACGTGCGGTACGAGACTCCGAATTCCGATTGTGAATCCACGGCCAGCGGGTCGAATCGTTGCCGGTGCGTCACGGTGTACGTCTGGGAGTCGCCATGAAGCTTTGGACTCCGGGCGTCATCGTGAGCGGCGCACGCGGCGGCAACGGCGCACGAGCGTTCATGGTGAAGCGGAGCCGATACAACGGACAGCGCAGCGCCAGGATTCTCGCCACGTATCGGAGTCGCAAGTATCACGTCGAGATCCCGGTGCGCGGTGACGGTGCGGTGGCGGATCAGAGGGCATTGGTTGAGGCTTGGGAGGAGTTGAAGCTGAAGCTCGGAGCGGTAGCGGAGGACTTGACGCCTTGAGGAATCGACACGTTTTCACGGACGCCGTGCCCGGATTCGATCCGGCGGGCAAGTACCGGGTTCAGGCTATGTGGACGGGGGAGTGGCAGCACGACCAGCACGGAAAGATTGAGGTGACGAAGGCCGACCTAGAGACCGTGTTGCGCAATTTCAAGGCCGGGAAGCGGCGTCTCGTGCTCGATTACGACCACGGGACGGACTACGGGGCGACGCCGGAGGATCGCAAGGCTGCCGGGTGGTTCGACGATCTGGAGTTGGAGGAGCGGGAGGACGGCAGCGCGGTGCTTTGGGCCACGGTCGGTGTGACGGACGCGGCGAACGAGTACATCGAGGACGGCGAGTACATGTTGTTCTCTCCGACGTGGCATCCGAACTACAAGAACAAGGAGACTGGGGAGCTTCAGGGGCCGACGCTGTTGCGGGGCGCCTTGACGAATAACCCGTTTCTGGACGGCGGGCAGCCTATGACTCGCGTCATGAGCGAGGGGGCCAGGAAGTGGGCAGAGAGAGCGGGCTTGGTATCGGCCACGGATGCGGCAACGATTGTCACGTTGAGGCTTCCGGCCGGGATGGATCTCGCGGAGGTGGTCGCATCGTTGGAGGAGAAAGGGTACGTGGTCGATGGCGTATATCGTCAACAAGCGTACAGCGAGGGCGGAGCGGTGGTCGTTTCAAGGGTTCGAGTGAACCGGAAGGGGGCATCAGTGGATGAGAAGGATCAGAAGGAGCTCGTGGCGCTTCGCGAGACTCGAGCGGCTTCCGAGAAGGAGCTGGTCGCGTTGCGTGAGGAGGTCGTGAAGCTGAAGGGCGGTGCGTCGGAGCAGGTGCTTGCGATGACCGAGAAGCTCGCCGCAGTGGAGGGGCAGGTCAAGACTCTCGCTGAGGAGCGGGATAAGGCGGCAGGCGAGGCGAGGGCGATGCGGCGTTCGGCTGCGCTGGATCGGAATCGGGACCGCATTTCGCATGCGGACCGTGAGAAGTTCGGCAAGCTGTTCGACTCGGACGAGAAGATGTTCACGGAGATCGTGGCTTCGTTGCCGGTGCGGTTCCCTGGAACTCAGGCGGCGATCGCCTCGGGCGAGGTCGGTAGCGCATCCGACGAGTTCTTGGCGAAGGTCAAGGACGTGGAGGAGAAGGACAAGAAGAAGTTCTCCGATGCTGTTCGGATCGTCTCCATGAGGGAGCCTGACCTGCACGCGCGGTATGTCCAGGAGCGGCGCAGCGCCGTTCCCTCGGGAGGTGGCCGTTAATGTACGAGAACGTTCAGGGTTTTAAGTACGAGAACGCGACGCAGGGTCGCAAGGGCAACGCGATCACGATCGGCACGGGAGAGGGTACGTGCGACTTGGCGACGGCGATCACGTCGAAGCCGATCGGTCTGTTGCTCGACGAGCCGAAGCAGAATGAGACGGGATCACTCGGCACTGTGCGCGGCAAGGTGTATCAGGCCATCGCGTCGGCGGCTATCACCTACGGCGTGGTGCTGACGGCGACTACGGGCGGGAAGTTCGTCACGATCGGTGCGAAGGCCACTACGCTCACCACGACGTTGGAGTACACGTGGGGGTTCGCGTTGGCCGCGGCGAACGACGCGGACGACTTGATCCCGTTCCTGTTCGACCCTCACGAGATGGAGCAGTAAACAAGGCGGATAGCCTGGAAAGGAGTCGGGAATGATTTCGGCGTATCAGGCGATTCCGTCGGACCCAGTTCTGACTGGTATCGCGTTGGAGTACCTTCAGAACCGAGGCAAGTATTTCGGGAAGAGCGTCTTCTTCCCCTACGTGTCTTCGGAAAAGGCGTCCGGGGTTTATTACGAGTTCGACGCCTACAACACGCTGACCGCGCGCAAGGCCGAGAAGGGTCGGCAAGGGCAGCTTACGCGGATCGACTTGCGGGCCACGAAGCAGTCGTTCATGGCCAGGCAATGGGGGTTCGCGACGACGATCCTGGCCGAGGACCGTCGGGATGTGTACCCGTCGGCCGATCTGGACACTCGGGCGGTGCGCATGTTGGAGGAGCAGGTGCTTCTCTCGCTCGAGGTCGAGGCGGAGCGCATCGTGGACGTTAACTCGACGTCACCGACGCAGGCAGCGACGGCAGCATGGACGGCCGCAACGGCCGACCCGAAGAAGGACGTGTCGCTGGCGGCCGAGAAGGTGCTGAAGCGGATTGGGGTGTTGCCGAACGCTTTCGCGATCGTCGGGGCTGAGTGGAGCACGCTCACGGCAAGCCAGGCTACGGCTGGGTCGGCTGGAGCATTGTATCACGAGGCCGTGAAGTACGTGGCGCAGGCCACTGGGCGCACGATGCAGGATCCGACGCTTGTGGCGTCGTACTTCAACGTCGAGGTTGCCGTGCCGTTGCTGGCGATCAGGAACGCCACGACGGACCTTCCGGAGAGCACGGTCGCTTCCGGCGGGCTGGCGGCGGACGGTGGGTACGTCTGGGACGAGCCGGACACGGCCTACGTGTTCATTACGGATCCAAACCCGGACACGGCGACGGTCATGTACGGCGGGGCGATGGGGCCGGTGGACATCGCGTCCGGTTCCTATGCGGAGAGCCCGCGGGTGGACGTCGTTGAGACGTGGAGCGAGGTCGAGCTGAAGGAGGTAGCGGCCGGGGCGCTCTGCAAGATCACTGGCATCTGAGGCGTGAAATTCGTCGCAGTGATGCCGTTCGGGTTCGATCTGGTGGTTGACACCAGCGATTGGACCCCGTGGTTTCGTCGGGGTCGGCGAGGGAGTCTCGTCCGGCCCCACGAGCTGCGCTACGCGGTCGGTGCTAAGCGGCTTTGGTACGAGACGCTGAGGCGCGAGATCGCGTTGGGGTACGAGGCGTGTGTGTCGAGCGTGCCGCTCGAGGAATCGAGTCGCAAGGACGGTCCCGCGGCTCGGTGGAAGGCGTTAGGCCGCATCGCGGAGGGGGAGCAGCGGGTGTTCGATCCAGGAGACTCGGCGGCCGAGAGGTCCAAGACCATAGATGCCGTGAAGTCCGCGAGGCTTGCGTTGGAGTTGTCACCGGTGCAGAGGCGATACGCTCTGGAGGTCTAGGTGGCGTATACGACGCTGTCGGAAGTTCGCAACGTAATTCCGTCCATCCAGATCAATGAGCAGTCGTTGCCGTCTCATGCGATCGTGACGACGTGGCTTACGTATGTTGATGGGCAGGTCAATCTCGCGCTCTCCGAGTCCGGCACTACGCTTCCCCTGGACGCTACGGCTGACGTCGATCTTCTGAACGCGCTCAAGCTGATCTGCGCGCGCGAGGTGGCGTACCAGGTTTTGACGTCGCGCGGCGCCACCGGATCGGGCGAAGGTCGTCCGTACTGGGCCGGATGGCATGAAGAGTTCATGGAGATGCTGGACAAGATCCGAGAGGGGTCATACCTCAAGGAGCGCGGAGTGGCTGGCGGCCCGAGTAGTTTCACGATGGGTGCCGATCCAGACGACACGATCGACGAGGACCGCAAGAACGCCGACATCGTGAAAGGCATGCAATGGTGACGCTCCGCGCCTCATGGAACGGGATTGATCAGGCCGTCGTGAGAATCAGTCGTCTCCGTACTCGCATCGAGGATATGAGGCCGTACTGGCCTTTGATCGCGGAGAAGTTCTACAAGATCGAACAACGAGCGTTCTCAAGCGAGGGGGCCGTATCGCGCCACGGTATGTGGGCTCGGCTAAATGCGAGGTATAAGGCGTGGAAGGATCTCCACTATCCCGGGCGGCGTGTGCTGACTTTGCGTGGCTCGCTTCGGGATACGTTAACTCGCGCGGGGCACCCTCAGGCCATCTATGAGGCCACGCCTCGCAGCCTGACGCTTGGATCGCGTGTTCCGTATGCGATCTACCATCAGACCGGCACCGGTAAGATGCCGGCGCGCAGGCCGATAGACCTTTCGGCGCGAGAGTATGCCGAGATCGCGCGAGAGATTCACAGGTTGCTTGTGGCTGAGTTCTCGAGGGCTGCATGACCGTCTTCAGTGTGGCCGAGGCGACCTACGTGATGCGATCTCTAGAGGAGGAGCTGCGAAGGATTAGCAAGGAGAACGGGTATCACACGGCGTTCGTGAACGTCGAGCGACCTTCTTGGTCTCCGGATCAGGACAACGAGCTGTACGCGCGAGACGCTCCGTCCCTGTTTTTGTGGACGTTGTCGATCGGTGAGGAGGGTGGGGGGAACGGCGACACGATCCAGGAACGCAACCGCGAGATGGAGGTTGTGGTCATAGGGTTGTTTAGCCAGCAGGATGGTCTCCAGGAGGCGATGCTGAACGGAGCGGACGACGTGGACAAGGCGCTCCGGTCCAATCCGCAGCGCAATTTCCCTGGATCGACCGGCGTCACGAACACGTGGGGGATCGACACGGTGCTGAGCGGCGGGTTCTCGTTCGATATGCGCCGCTCGGAGCCGGGTCAGACGTGGGGCAAGGGGACGTTCGCAGGGCGGTGGACGGTGAAGTACCGGGCACCGATGTGATGACGGAGGGACGCACGATGGTCAAGCTCGTATATCGTGGCCCGGACGATGTGCGTTACTTCGTCGGGCCGTTCAAGGAGCGCATCGCGATGCTAAAGGACGTGCCTCGGGACGTGCCGGAGGAGTTGGCGGCTAAACTGCTCGATGAGTGCGGGCCGGGGGTGAATCAGAATTACGAGGTGCATCGATTCGATGTTGTGGGCGGAGACGTCCGGAAAGGTGGTGATCCGAAATGAGTATGGGGATCGGCTATGCGTCCTACGTATCGTTCGCGATGCAGACGGCGTTCCGTTCCGCAGCTACGCCGACGATAACAGCCGCCCACATTCGTGGAGGGCCTGTATTTTCTCCGAGGCAGACTCAGGTGCCACGGGTCACGACGACGACAGCCATGAAGAGGGCTGGGCAGTTGTGGGACACGATGGGTCTTGTGGATTTCACGATAGAGTTCGAGATGGTGGCGAACGCCACGGCATGGCTCGCGCTCCACACAGCGGCTTGGTGCAAGCGGCTCAAGGCGGGAGCTGGGCCGTTCACGCACACGTATACGGTGAACGATCCGCCAATGGACGGCGGTACGGACGGGACGCCTGCGAATACGTTCTACAATCACGGGCTCACGATCCGTAACACGATCCACGACGGCACGGCCGAGGTGAAGACGTATCAGGTTGCGGACTGTTGCCCAACTCAGTTCGTGTTGACGATGCCGGCGAACGAGCCGCTTAGGTTCGGGATGTCTGGGGTGGGGCAGACGATGACGGCCTCCACGGCCACGGCCTTCACGGACGTTTCGGGCACGTTGGAGGCTTGGAAGCACGCCTACAAGGGGGCGAACAGTGGAATCTACGTCGGAGCGACGAATCCGCCCGCGCTGAATGGCGCCGAGAGCATGATCATCCGGCGTGCGGTGTTCACGCTGGAGAACAACCTTTCGTTCGAGCCGGGGCTTGGTACTCCGAGTGGGCAGGAGCTGTTGCATCCAACTAGGGCCGATCATCCTGCGGGACGCATTGAGTTTGAGATGGACTACGAGGACGCGGCGTCGGTCACGGACGCGGTCCAGATCATGACAGACTATATTGCCGGGACTGAGGAGAACGCTCGCCTCGTCTACTACGTGGACGCGAACAACGCCTTGGAGATCAAGGCTAGCGGGGCGACGAAGCCAGGGGTGATTGACTCGCCGCGCCCTTCGACGCCGGATACAGGCCGGGCGAAGTTCAGCTTCAACCTGATGCTTTATCCGGACACGATCTCCGATCTGTCGATGATTCAGACCACGGCTTCGTAATTCGCTACTGGAGGGCATGATGGGATTGACCGAGACGTTTCTAGCCAGCAACACGATGCGGTTTTCAGCCGGTGGTGTTGACTTCGAGGTGTGTAGGCTCACGACGGCCGAGATGTTGGCCGTTCGCGGCGGCGTGCCGAGGCTGAAGAACGACCCAGACAGGAAGGAAGCTCCTACGCCGGAGGAAGAGACTGCCTTCATGCGAAGCGTCGTCACCGCCTCGCTTAAGTCTCCGAGGCTGTGCAAGAACGGATCGGTTCCGGCCGATGATGAGCTTTCCTATGAGGCGATTCCGTTCGGCCTGGCGAATCGGATCATGATGTTCGCCTTGTCGGACGTCGTGTCAGGGCAGGAGGACTCCGCGCTTCGGGGGATTCTTTGACTCGGAGGGTCTTACGTTGATGATTGACGGCCTTGCGCAGCGGTACGGCGTGAGGCCGTCGGAGCTTGCAACGGGGTCGATGTCGTGGCTCAAGTTCGATATGGAGGTCGGCGTGGCCGGGTCCGAGAACGAAGCCAGAGGCAGGGACGCCGCAAGGAACGGCAGGCTTTCGAGCAATGCGATGTCTCGTGACGCTATGAGGTCGGAATTGGACGCTTGGAGCAAGGCGGAAGAGGCGGCACGCAATGGCTGAGCAGCAGGATCTGCGTCTCAAGATAGAGGCCATCAACGCGGCGACGACCGCGTTATCTCAGGTCCAGGCACAGCTTTCATCGCTGAAGGGCCGCACAGACGACTTCAATAAGTCACAGGACAAGGTGTCGGCAGGCCAGAAGGCGCTCCAGAACGCTTTAGGCCAGGTGTCGCAGTCGATGAGGAGTCAGGCGTCTCAGATCGGAGCCTTCAGCGGCGCGATGGATGCCGCGGCTGCTTCTGGGTCTTCGTTGGTCGTGGCTTCGGCCGGAGTGGCGGCCGGCATGGTGGCCATAGGGGTGGCCGCGTTTTCGGCTTCCAAGTTCATCGGCGACTACGCCGAGTCGGTGACGAACGCTGCGTTGCGTACTGGGCTCACGGTCCAGGAGATCGGTGGGCTAAGGGTCGCTGCGGCGAACGTTGGCCGCAGCTTCGAGTCGGTGGAGACCGGAGTTTCTATCTTCGTCAGGAAGCTCGACGAGGCTCGTAACGGTTCCGAGGAGGCCGTGCGTGCGTTCCAGAGACTCGGCATATCGTCCGGGGATCTGAACCGTTCCGTCGGGGAGAATCTCGAGGCCGTCGGAGAGGCACTTGCGAAGATCGAAGATCCCGCGAAGCGGTCTGCCGTGGCGTTTGCGTTGCTTGGGCGTCAGGGTGGGGCACTGATCCCGGTGCTAATGCAGAATCTTGATGCGGCGGAGGAGTTGGCAATCGAGTACGGGGTGACTCTTTCTCCGGCCATGCAGAAGGTAGCGGACGACGCGGATAAAGCTCACGACCGATTGAAGATTGCCACCGACGGGCTTCGCAACATCATCGCGGTGACGCTGGCTCCGTTGGGGACCATGATCGCAAACATGGGTACTGATTTCGTCGCCGGCCTGCGTGACATGACCAGCGGAATCCAAACGTTTACATCTAAATTGATTCCCGGACTCGATAAGCTTGAACGTTGGGTGAGGTTGGCGTCCATTTTCAGGCCGAGCCTTCCTGGGTTTGGATTCCTAGCTGACAAGGGCAGGCCAGGAGCCGATGTCGTCGTTGGGCCTGGCGGAGAGATACCCGACGCCGTTCCTGGCGGCAGGACGGTTCCTCCGAGCTTCGATTCGGAGGAGGCGTTTAAACGAATGGCGGGATTCGGGGAGACAGGCCCCGAGTTCGGCTACAAGTATTCATCGAATCGGACTCGGGAACAGATGGTTGCGTTGACGGAAGGCACGTTCGGTCCGCTCGAGGAGAGCCTGGATCTTCTGGCTGAAACGTCTTTGGATCTGGGAAATGGGTTCAAGATGGTGGACGGAGAGATCGTCAAGACCTCCACCCAATTCGATAAGTTCTCTCAAACTGTGATGAAAACCTCAGCTGCCGCGATTTCAGGCGCAGTTTCTGACGTAATACTTGGATTCAACAACCTGGGAGATGCGGTGAAGAACCTAACGACGACGATTTTGGATGTTGTGATTCGCGCTGGTGTGAGTGCATTGCTTGGTGGTATAGGGTTTCAGCACGGTGGTGTCGTGATGTCGGGGGTCTATGGCAAGGACACGGTGCCTGCGATGTTGGGGCGAGGGGAAGCTGTGATCGGGCACGAGTTCACGGCGAAGCTGGATCGGTTCCTGACTTCCGTGGAGCGCGGTGGAGGATCTGACAGACGTTCGGCTCCCAGCGTAAGCATCTCCGTGGACGCTCGTGGCGGGTTTCTGGACCGGCAGGCCCTCGACGATCTGGTGTCGGAGCGCATCATTCCGTCGTTGAATCGAGCCCTGTCCACAGGTAGTCACCGATAGATGGCCACCGAACCGATTCTGTTCTTTGATGATTTGATGCACGCCTCGAAGTCTGGCATTTCGCTTACCGTATCGTCCACTAAGGTTGGTTACAACAAGGATAACGTTCGCGACACGAATCTTGCGACGGCTTGGGCTCCAGCCGATTCGGCAATCGACGAGTGGATTGAATGCGACCATACGCCGGATACTTTGTTTGGTGGCAACTCAGAGAACGTATGGCATGCCTTAGCCTATGATGCTCGCGGAGTGAATCAAGCGTTGCTAAAGGTACAATCGTTTGATGGGACATCGTGGGCTGACGCATTGAGCCACACGCTTGAAAAGACCGGGGTAGGCTGCTTCTACGGTGAAGTGGTTGGAGGAAACCCCGCCTATACGAAGTGGCGTCTCATGCAGGCTTCCGCCGACAGGAGCGGCGGGAACGTCATGGCAAAGGTGTTCTCCTGGGCGATCTTCGACAAGGACCGGGTATACCGTGTTGGAGTGTCCCCCTACGCGGCCGAGGGTCACGGTCCGCACTCGATGACCAACTTCTACCGTGTGGGTAGTGTTGAGACGAGCGGCGGTCATATGGCCACCAACAAGTACGGAGAATCTGGCCAGGAGTTCGAGCTTACGTTCAGGCCAGCTGCGTACTCGTTCTGGAAGGATCTTCGGGATAGGTTTCACGAGTATGCCGGGGCGAATCGTGCGATCTACATACGCAAGGACGGACTTCGCAATCCGGCTCAGGCAGATTTTTTTCTGTGCCGCCTTGTTGACGTAATTGAGGGATCATTCTTCATGCAGAATGTAGTCCTAACTGCGGTTAGGTTTCGTACAGAGGCTTGGGTTTAGACGATGGCGCTTAAAGAGTCGATGAGCCGATTCGATGTCTCGGCATCGTACATGCTCATGGCGTTCTCTGTTACGGACACCGCCTACGGGACTATGGCCTTTCGGATTTCGGATGCCTCATTTGTCGCTACAAACGTCACTGGTGGCCCTATGGCGTCTCCAGCAGTTGTCTCATGGGGATCCTTCCGTAAGTTCTTGCCTATCGAGGGCAAAGGTCGGCAGTCTCCCGCCTCTGTAGTGCTCGATGCGGATTGTGTACTGATTCCTACGGACGGTAACACGCGCATTACGGTGGCCACGTTGCTCCGTGAAGTGAATTTGCGGGACGTGGCCGTTACGGTATATCAATGGAATTCCGAGGTAACGACGTTCGATGTCGTGTGGTTCGGCTACATTACAGGAATTACGGACTCAGTTACGGTTCACGGCAAGTCCACTATAACGCTTGGCATGGTGGACTCGCGGCGCGCTGTGACTACTCCGATATCCGATATTGTGGTCAAGGACGTATTCGCGAACGCTCCTTCCGAGTCGCTTGGGAAAATGGTGCCTCGCGCATATGGTAACTGGCGTGAGACATTTGATGCTCTGGACGATGTAAGGCCGATCCTGTTCGGTCTGCCGTGCAACGCCAGTCCGGGTGTGCTAATTGATGACAGTACGGTAGTTTCAACGGCACCTTACAATACGTTTCGATTTCTAAAAATGGATGGCACGTCTACCGCGGAAGACATTGATGCTTTCTTGCAATCTTCCACGGTACTAGGTGGAGATTATCTGATGTACATAGAAGAAACCGATACGTATGCACAATTAGTTGATCACTCGCCTTCGTCGTCATCTTCAAGTGTGCAGACCGACGCCAAGAAGACAGGTCTTATATGGCTTCCGTTGAGGCTTTCGGAAGAGGGGCCGTTGACCACGGTAGGTTACGAGGACGAGCTTTACAAGTGCATCAACGAGAACACGGATGACTTCGTGACGTTGGCGAAGGATGATGAGCTAGCTTGGCGCATGCCTCAGAGGATGATTCCAACTGGATGCACGGTAAGCTCTGCTAAGATTTTGGTGGACGCCAGAAACGAGAACATAGACGGGAAAATTCGATTTGGGATATGGAATAATCAAGAAAGCGGCGGGGCGAATTGGCTTGGTGCCAGCAAGTCTCAGTTGTTCCAAACCGTGAATTTTCCCACCACTAGAGCACGTTACTTCACTACGACCGCTAATGAGTATGACGCTAACGACTGCAAGACTCACGTCGGGAGTTATGATACTGACAAGGAGTTTTCGAGGGGCGAGTTTTTCGGTGCGGACAGCGGCAATAATTTCGATCCGTTGCAAGTAGCGGTATGGAATGTTGCAACGATTGGAACTCCAAACATATACATCTACAATGTGGCGTTGTTGTTGAAGGTTCGCATGCCGCATCGTTGGGTGTACCGGCAAGGTGGTAAGGAATATACGCAGGAGGACATTCCGAGTCTATACTGGAGGAAGAGATTCTATCAGTTCGCGACTCTTGAACCTGTTGCCGGACTAGCTGAGCGCAGCATCTACGCCATTACCGGTAAGTTCCAGAAGGATGATGGCTCAGGCACATACACCGGGACCGCGAATCAGAGGATCAACAAGGCTTCAGAGATCGTCCACCACTTGTTGCATAAGATCGGTGGCGAGTCGGTGAATACAACTTCCGGTACTCTTGGTAATTTCACTGATTCACGCACTGAGAACGTTGCGGACGAGTCACACATCGAATGCTCGTTCGGTCCGGAAGTGACTAGTTACTTGGAGGCGAAAGATCACATTTCCTCCGAATACCCAGTAATTACGTACCAGGAAGATGGAACGTGGCGTATCGTCAAGGACGAGATGAATCCGCATTCTTCGCAAATGTATCGATCGTCTTCCGATCCTGTGATGATCGAGGCGTTCGATATCGTTGATGGATCGCTGGCTGTGGAGGAGGACTCGATTCGAGATATTGTGAATCGAGTAACGCTCAATTACGGATATTCCGCTTCCGTGGGTGGATACAAGCACCAACTCCGGTATGACCACCCATTATCTCAAGACCGTTTCGGTGTGTTGCCAGAGATAACGGTTAATTCAAAATACGTGCATCGCAGAAGCCTGGATACGGTGCCGGCGGCGGCGACGTATCTTTCCAAATATCATGGCCGTAAGTCTGCTCGCCCGAGGCTTCGCGTCAAACTGTCGCTCACTCAGAAGTTCTACGATCTCAAGCGTGGGCACGTGCTCACGTTCGGCGATTCGATGGAGAGCGCTGGATACACGTGTCCAGCGTACCGATGCGGGAGGCTTGATTATCAATACTTCAGGGGTGATTCCTCTCCAGCCAATCAGGCGGACGACACTACGCCTACGTACCTACCTGCGGGCAACCTAACAAATGAGACGTATTTCGTGGCGTCGCAGCAGTACCCGAGCCTTACGTTTGAACTCGGTTCTACGGCTGGAGTCTACAGCACGGTGGCCAACGGTTGGGAGTATCACGACGGAGCCTCATGGACCGTACTGTCGAACGTGAAGAGGGACGACGGTGGAGATCCGTTGGAGGTGTTCAAGCTCACGAGCCAGACAAGAATCGTTTCGTGGGATTGGCCTACTCTTACGACATGGAAGAAGTCGGAACTCACTATCGCGAGTGCGGCTCGCGGCCCTGGGTATGCGGTGCGGATGAAGTATTCGACTTCCTCGGTGGCCACTTCTGGGACGTCGGTTACGAGAATCCCGGCCAAGTGGAGGGGTCGCGTATTCGTCGTCGAGGAGGCCACACGCAAGCCTGGCCGCTATTCGCCTATGGAGGTCGTACTGAGGGAGGTCATGTGAAGGAGGAGATGGTTGATTCGGCCGCGATTGTGGAGCAGGTCGCCGCGATCGGTTTCGACGTGGACGGGCAGCTTCGGATTCGGTGCGAGCCGGGGACGAACCCGGCGATGGTGTCGATCATGCTGGAGCAGTTGAGGCTATCGATGATTCATCGGATGCGGTTTGAGCCGTCTCGTAAGGTGGCCACGGTGCTCGCGATGCCGGGACTCAACGGTAGGAAGATCTAGGATGCCGACTCCTGCCGAGGCACTCCACGTACACGAAAAGGTGGGTGAGATCGTGGCTCACGGCCAGGCAGTGCAGGAGTTGATCGCGGCATGGCGTGAGGCAAGGCTGGCGCACAGGACGGAGAATCCGGAACTAGCCGTGAACGTGACTCCGGCGATGCGCGCCGAATGGTGGGGAAAAGTGTCGGATCACATTGTGGCGATCAAGGCTGCTGCCTCCACTATACCGTGACGAATGGGATACTTTCAGCCTGGCGGGGCAGGAACCGAGATTCAATGGTACGACGACAACGACGCGACCGGAGGTCATACGGCGGGGCAGCCGCACTCGAGGGCGGAGCTTGCGGTGGCGTTCCCGTCGGACTTCGTGGCGAACGGCACGGCGTTGCCTTCGTACCGTTGCAAAGTACCCACCAGGCACGGGAACAACGTGGGGACGGCCGTCACGACGTTCACGGACGAAGACACTGTGACGCTTCACGACACTGGGAAGATTCACGCCTATTCGACCAACTCCGGGGCGGCGATCAATCAGCACACGAACCTGGGCACGAAGATCGGAAGCGGGAGCATTGCCAGCGGTCGCAGCGGCCCATTGTGGGATATACGCGGCACCGGAGCGGCAACATTTCGTGGAAACCTTGGCCTCTACGGCTCATTCATCCGGGCGAACGGCCTCAACATCGCTTTCAGCGCCGCGGCTGGGGTGACTCAGGAAGTAATGAATTGCTTGATTCAGGGTACTGGAATCATCGCGTTCACCGGTGGACTGGCTACGCTCTACAACGTAAACTTCATGAGCACGACGACCACTGGAACATTGGACTTCGTGGTTACTACGTTGGACGTGGCGAAGATGGAGCAATGTACCATCTCCGGAACCGGGATGAGTTCGTTGGTGCAGCCTGGGAGTCAGTTCACTGTGCGGGATCTCGCGCTGTATGGCTCACCATCGGATGCTGACCTTCGCGTATCGGGTGGCGCAGGTGGTGGAGTGGCGTGGAAAATGGTCAAGATGCGCTGGACCGGTGGCAAGAAGATTTCCGACGTCACGGCGCTCAGCACGGATCCGAACAACGCGGCGGGAGAGTATTCGTTGTTCACGACGAGAGTCGTCCAGCCGGCCATAGGGTCTCCCATTTCGGGGGTTCGAGTGTTGCTTGAGGACGGACTTGGCAATCTGCTTGTCGATCAGGTGACGGATCAGTTCGGATCAATCGCGTTCGGCGCCGATGTGTTGGCATCTGCGGTCCGCGTGGCCGACTGGTATCGAAACGGGTCGGTCCATATTCCTCGGGCCCGGAACCCGTTTCGGTTGAGTGTAAACCCGTTCGGAGAGCTTGGGGCGTATGAGCGAGTAAACTACCTGCTCAATTGGCCTGGATCTGACGAGTATTCAAACACGTTCGGACAACTGGACGATCTCAAGGACAGCTTGCCGTTACGGCTAAAGTCTGGAGCTTCGGTTTCGATGCAGGCTTCCGGGATTGAGCAGGCATTGATCCGTATGCCTGAGGCGACCTAGTGTCGATCATAGTGGAAGCGGACATCGTGGAACGGAAACTGGTGATGATTCCGGAGCGAGTCACGGTTTCGACTGACGTGGACGAGGAGAACGAATAGGAGGATGAGATGAGGGATCGTGTAGGGGTCCACGGTAGCATCGAGATGCGCGTCTGGAAGGTGGACGGGCGCCCAAGGCTTCAACGTGTCGAGAGCGGCATCGCACGTTGGATCAGAAGGCATCTCGGACTGAGCCTCAACATCTGGCCTTTGTGGCATCTTTCGGATACGGTAAAGATACACAACCTTGTCACCAACACTGGCATGGCCGGGGTCGCTTCAAGGATCAACGGATCAGGCGGTGAGGCGGCGTTCACGTATATCGCGGTAGGAACTGGGGCGACCGCCCCGGCGGCTGGAGATACGGGGCTTCAGACCGAGATCACCACGGGCGGGCTGGCTCGTGCCGCGGCCACGGCCTCGAGAGTCACTACGGACGTGACAAACGACACATCTCAACTCGACAAGACGTTCAACGTCACCGCGACGTTCGCTGTGACGGAGGCCGGGGTGTTCAACGCGGCGTCGGCTGGCGTGTTGCTAGGGCGACAAACGTTCGCTGCAGTGAACGTGGTGAACGGCGACACGCTCCAGATCGTCTACAAGTTCGACGTAGATTAAGAGGCCGACATGGCGACCGGAGTCATCAATCTATTTCCAGGAGGCGTAGCACCGGACGGTAGCGGGTCAGGTAACAACCCGGCTTCGCTCACGTTCGAGGTGTCGTCCGGGACGCAGACGACGAACACTCCAAAATCCTCACAACTCAAGTTGCTGTTTGATGGGTCAACGGACGAGCACTGGATGTTCACGGTGCTGCTTCCTGGCGACTATGCCAGCGGCGGGACGTTGCGCGGGAAGGTCAAGTTTACAGCCGCCACAAGCGGATCCGCCATCATGAAGGCCGGGCAGGCATCCACCACAGACTCCAGCACCGACGATGACGCGAAGGTGTTTACCGCGGCCGACGTGAGCTCGTCGATAACGGCTCCGGCGACACAGGGTCAGGTCGTGGAGTTCACCATAGCGTTGACGACTACGGGCATGGCGGTGCACCGCTTCTGTTCCGTGTTCATCGGGCGAGATCCGGACAACGCGAGCGACACGATCGCGACCGACTTGGAGTTGCTGGCCTTGAATCTTGAGTATACGACCACATAGGGGAACCTAGATGCCGCTTCCGTTCATTCGCCCCGGTTATTGGTACGAGATTCCGAGTTCTCGGCTGGATACGTCCGGGGTGATGGAGACGTCCGCGCCTGGGGATGAGGCGGGGATCATGGGAGCATGGAGCGGTGGATGTTACGACTCCACGCGGGAGCGGCTGATCGTTTGGGGAGGCGGGCACGGAGACTATGCTGGCAATGAGATTTATGCCTTCAGCCTGACGGCGCTCACATGGTCGAAGGTTCGAGCGGGCAGTACGTTGTGGGGAGGCGACGAAACTACCGGATATTACCCGGACGGCGGTGGCTCTCCGGACGTTCAGCAGCCTCGGTCCAGACATACACGGTCCTATCTTGACTATTCCCCAGAAGCGGACTCGATGTGTTGTGTTGCCGTAGCGGCCATGTATCCGAGCGGGTCGATCTTCGCTCCGAACACGGACATATTCAGGTTCGCCACTGGGCTTTGGGAACGTAAGGCGGATCATCCGGATTGGGCCGCTGGGACGAATTCCGGGGCGTTCTGTGGGTACGATTCCGTGTCGAAAAAGATCATTCGGCATGGTGTAACAACGAATAAGTTTCTTTCCGCGTTCGACCCGGTGGCCGGGACATATCAGACGCGAGGGCCGGCCAGCGGCACGTTCTACGAGCGGGACGTCATGGCTGCGGTGGACCCAGTCAATCGGCGGTTCGTCATGGTGGGAACCGGGCAGTGCGTGTCTTGGGATCTCGTGGCACAAAGCGGTGTCTCGGGGCAAAGTCTTTCAACTACTGGCGGGGCGTCGATCGTGTCCGCTTCCGGCCCAGGACTGGCGTTCGACCCGATCGAGAATCGGCTTGTAGCGTGGATTGGAGGAACGAGCGTCTACACGTTGAATCTTAGCACTCTGGTGTGGACGCAGCGTACTCCAGACGCTGGGAATACGGTAAACCCAGGGACTCCCGCAGCGGCCGGGACGTTCGGCCGGTTCAGGTACTCGGCTAAGTTGAACCTGTTCGTGGTGGTCAACTCGATCAGTTCCAACGTGTTCGTCTACCGGCTGAATCCCGCCCCGGTAGACGATGCCACATACACGATCACGGAACCGGCGTTGACCGTTCCAAGCCCAGGCGTTCCATACGCGGACCCGACGTTCGGTGGATCGAATATCCGGATTCAGAGTGTCTATCCGGAATACTCGGAACTTCAGGCTTGGAACTCGGATCAGACACTCCTCCTAGTAAACGCTGGGGCAACGAGGCAAGTACGGGATGCTTCCTCCTACGCGCTTCTCCACACGATTGACTACGGCGCGGCCCCAGACTTCGGGAGGGCACTTCGATGGTCGCCAATAGATCCGCTCGTTCTCTATTACTTGGACTTCGCCAACACGTTCGGTTCCGGAGCTACGTTGCTAAAGTATTCGCTCACGCCACAGCCTAGTCCGACTCTTTGGACACGGACCAGATCTCTCGTTCGACACTTCACGGAATATATCCAGTTCGAGGCGGACGAATCGTTTGAGGAGTTGTCGGAGGACGGCCGCTATATCGCCCTGATTGGTAAGCGAGCTGTGGTCAGTTCATGGGGCCACGTCTTTGACGCTTTTGTGTACGACGTGATATCGAACATCAAACACGTGCCACTAGAGCTTCCCGTAGACATCACGTTCGGGCCGAGGTCTCCTGATCACATCGCGATGAGCCCGAGCGGTGGGCACGCTCTAATGTGGTGGGCCAGCGGGACGAGCTTCTACCAGGGGATCGAAGCGTACACTAAGGACATGGTGTACGCAGGCAAGGTATCCACAGCTCAATACCCTCACAGTACGTTGTGCCGTGAGGCTGACGGCACTGACGTTGTGGTGCTGGACAATGCGAACAATCCGTATCTGTTGAGTGGGAATCATTACATTGTGAAGGCGAAGGTGCCGGTGGGAGTCCTCTTTGATGGTTCTGGCAACGTGGACTCTTCAGCTACGATAAATGGTGGGTACAGTGTCGCGTTGCTTCAACTGGATTGGCAGCACAACGTTCACATTTCAGGGACAAACCGTAACGCTCGCGGCTGGGTAGTGGTGAGCACCTATGCCGGTCAGCCAGGGTACGATAACGGCTGGCAGCCGTTCGAGGATGAGGTGTTCCGGGTGTTTTTAGACTCGACGGTCACGACTCCGCACGTGTCGCGTGTGGCCCATCATCGAAGCCATGCAGGTGGACTCACGGGTAGGGACGCTTGCCCAGGTGAGAGCGAGTATTTCGCGCAGCCTCACGCTACGGCGTCTCCGAATGGGAATAAAATATTTTGGGGTTCAAACTTCGAGAACATATGCACCGTGCCGCACGTGATTGACGGAGTGGTGCTGTCTTCCTCAGCCGATCCGGTGATCCCATCCACTCCGGTCGGTAACGTCGTGACCAGCTACAAATTGGAAGGGATGCCTTGACGTGGCCCGAGATTTTGACGGTGTGGACGACTTCCTTGACGCCGGGAGTCCTTCGATATTGGACAACGTCAACACATTCACCTGGTGCGCATGGGTGCAGAGTGACGTGGCAACGTTCAGTGGACGGGTCGCTTCCAAGCGAAGCCCTTCAACCGGACTCGGGAAGAATTTCCAAAGCGATACGTCGTTCGTCGCTCGCGGACTTCGGCTCACGGTCAGTAGGGCAGGTGTAGATGCGGACGCCGTATCTGTCGCCGAAGCTCTACCGCTTGGAGTCTGGAGATTCGTCGCATGCACCTATGATGGGACGGACGGCCCAAGGCTGTTCGCATGTGGCGCAGGAGATAACGTGGCCGAGCTTTCCTACAACACCAGGACGACCGGAGACGGAGCGGAAGACTCTGATGCTGACGGCAGTTTCATCATTGGAGCCCGTAACACATCCGGGACCGATCCGTTCGACGGGCGGATCTGTGACGTCCACATATGGAACGTTCGGCTATCTCTCGCCGACCTACAGGCAGTACGTTGCGGTGTCCACGTGAGACGCGACGCCATGTTGGGATGGTGGCCGGTGTGGGGCGCGCAGTCTCCTGAGCCGGACTGGAGCGGTAACGCGAACCACGCTACGGTTAGTGGACCAGTAGCGGCGGATCACCCGGCCGGATTTTCAGCCCTCTATTCTGTGGCTCGCAAGGTTATCAAGCTCGCGGCCGCCACCGGTCAGAACTACACCCAGACTGTGACGGATGTCGTGTCGATTGCTGATAACTTTATCCGTGGGGTCGGAAAGTATCTGATCTCTGCGCTGACGATATCTGACCCAGCACTCACGGCACAGAAGATAACTCAGAAAGTGCTCACCGACGTTGTGGCGATTCGTGACTTGGCCTTCAAGCTCACCACGATCAAGACGATCACGGATTCAATTTCCGTGGTGGACTCGGCGGCGAGAGGAGCTGGTAAGGTCATCGTCAACGCCATCTCGGTACTGGACCAGCCGATCAGCATTGTCAAGCTGCTATATCAGAAGATACTCACCGAGACTCTCACCGTTACCGATTCCATGTCTAGATCAATCGTCAAGGTACTCACAGACACTTTACCGATCACCATGAGTGTCGTGGCGCAGAAGGCTGTTCTGTTTATTGCCACGGCCACGGAGCGGGTTCAGGTTTTAATGACGAGCATCTTCAAGACCACGAGGAATTAAGAATGAGCAACGCTCAGTGGTACGAGATGAGAACACTGCTATCCGGTGCCACACTTCCCGTCTTGGAACTCGCGGTCTTCGAGCAGGACAGTGCTACGGCCGTGAATCTTACCGGATATGCCGTGACCGTGAAGTTCTGGGTGACTGGGGCGGCTCCTCACGTGATCCGATCCGGCTACGTGGAGGACGCCGCGGCGGGATTGACACGGTACGAACTGGACGGCTCCGAGATGATCGAGGCGACTGAACTGCTCTACCAGTTCACGTTGATGAAGCCTGGGAGCGTGAACGACTCCAAGCATGAGTGGGCCTCTATGGCCTCGCCGGTGTTTCGTCGGCAGGTCATTGCGGCGGCGGCATGAGTGCTCAGATTGTTCAGATGTGGGACGGAGACACCTACCCGGTGATCCGTGTCGAGATGAAGGACTCCGGTGCCGCTCGCGACCTTACGAACTGCGCCACGTGGATCGACGTCTGGAAGGACGGGGCATTCCTCGTGCGACGCCCGGGCAGAATTCTCACGCCCAAGACGGCTGGGCTAGCTGAGTACTTTCTGGGAGGTCGGGAGACGGATTGGGCTGGAGTGGGCGGCAGACTGTCCCTCTATCCCGTGCTCATGGTGCCGTACACGGCAGGAGGCGATATCGCCCTGAACCTGCTAACGAACGGTGGACTTGACACCTTCACGGGGGCCGCTCCGTCCAAGTTGCCTACGTCTTGGACCCTGGTAGGGGCCCAATCCACGGAAACCTTCGACGGCTACTGCAATGACTCGAAGCCGCCGTGTCTGTTCGAGGGCGGCAACTTCTGGCTTGCGCAACCCGGGACTACGGCCGTGACGCACCTGGAGCAGTCCGTAACCCAGAACACCGTGCCGGGTGACTACGTGACGTTCGGCTGCTGGGTACGTGGAACATCTCAGGTGGCGGTAACCCCGGGCGACGACACGGCCATCGAGGTGTTTTCGTCGGGCGGGGCCGACGACGTCAAGACTCGATTCAACGCCACGGAGTTCGATTGGAAGTTCCTGACGGCCGATCAACTCACCACCGTGGCCCACACGAGCGTCGGGGCGCGTCTTAGGTACAAGGGGTTCAACCCTGGGTCGCTACGGTTCGACGAGTCGTGCCTGTTCGTTGGCCGCTACAAGCGCCTCTCCATGAGGTCGATCCCGGTAGTCATATCGCCTACGGCGCAGCCAGCCAAAACCACGAATCAGATCGCGGGGATCGGAGCGTTCGACCGAGACTCGGACAGTGACGGCTTCCCGGACGGCTGGATGCATACGGCTGCGTTCTCAGGCGTCACGCCGTCCATTGAGCAGAATCCGGTCAACGTATACGTCTCCGGGAAGTCTCTGAAGCTGGTCCTAGCAGCTTCCAGCACTGGGGCTAGGATCTTCACGATACGCCGAGGACGGTTCTTGAATGGGGAGACGTGGAGGTTTACCCTGCGGGCTCAATGCACCGGTCTATCCGCAAGCGCCTCCATCTCGATCGCCGCCACGCCGTTCACCAACGGCGCCTCGGTGCGGCAGTTCGGGGCATCCACAAGCATCGGCACGACGATCACGTTTTCCACCCTGTACATTGCCGACTTGACGTTGACGTCCGATTACGACTCGCTAGAGTGTCGGATCTTGATCGGTGACATAACCGGAACGTTGTGGCTGGATGACGCGCAGTTCTATCGTGTCTGATGACGGTCCTGCGCCGGTCGGTCCGGTTCTCCTCCACCACGATAGGGGGCCCTCCGTGACGCAATGGCTAAAGTACTTGCTTAACGGGTCCAAGCTCCCGAACTGGGTGAAATTCGTGGCGTTGGGAACCGGCGTCGGATGGCACGCCATGACGATTGTGAACGCTCAGGAAAGGACCACGAACGAGATCAGAGCCGAGATACGCAGGTCATCAGTCGTGGACTCGCTTCGTTCGGAGGAACTGGAGCGAGCCATCGTTGAGTTAAAGGACACCGTAGAGCGTCGCACCCGCCAGGGCGACAGGATCCATACTGAACTTTGGGACGCCATACGCCAGCCCGGCCGCGCGAGGCCGCTTGAATGACACCGAGAGCCGCAAAGCCTCCTGCCGGACTCGTGATCCCTTGGCCTCTGATCGGTGTCGCGGTAGCGATCCTATCGGGCGTGGTCTGGCTCAACGTGCAGATCGCGATCCTGTCAACGGAGCAGCGGGCGATGAAGGAGCAAGTCAAGTGGCTCGTCGAGACTGAGATGGGCCGTCATCCGAGGGCCGGACCCGCCGCCCCGGAACGGTGAAGGCACTTGGCGGGAATCGGGAGGCATTAAGGATGAAAACGATTTTGACCGTGATGGCCTTGCTGGCCCTGACGTGCGGCACGGCTCAGGCGATGGACCGGCCGTACATCATGCTGACCATGAACGGCATGGACGGGGATACCGTGCTGCGGGACCGTGGCATGCTCGTCGCGCTGGCCGATGTCTATGCCGGGGATGGCTGCAAGCCCAGGACGCTTGCGCTGCCCTCAGACCGAGACGCAGACGGCTTCGGTTTCTCGCTCGAGGGCCTGTACCCGATCAGCGAGAAGGCCAGTCTGGTGGGTTCGCTCGGCACTTGGGACGCCGACGTTGGGCTTGGACGGATCGGAGAGCACAATATTGACGCGACAACCTGGAGCGTCGGGATCAAGGTGTACCTGGGTCGATGAGATTCAAGACGAAGGCCGTCGAGCACGAGTTTCAGGCGCAGCTAGAGCCCGCGGCGGCTGCCATCGCGCTCTACTCGGACTGGTACGCGGTCCAGAAGTTTGGCAAGGACTTGATGGTGACGGACGTGTCGCGCGACCAGGCCGAGTACGACCGAATCTATGCTCAGAAGATCGCCGAGGGCGTCTACTTCATCGGGGACGACGGCACGAAACACTACTCGGGGCCTCGGCCTCACCTGGCGGACCCGCACGCTGGCACTACATCGCGTGCGGTGGACTTCCGTACCATCGGCGAGCTGACGCACGGCAAGATCCTGGAACTGAAGTCCCATCTTAACTCCGAGTTCAGGCGTCGGGACGGGAAGCAGACGGCCATCTACCACGACGTCGGGGCCGGAGCCCATCTTCACGTCCAGGCGGAAGCGGTCTAGGGCGATGGACGAATTCACGATTCCACGGAAAGGAGACAAGTGCCCGCGATGCGGGTACTCACCAATCGACATGATCGACGCGACGTTGCTTTGCTATGGGTGTGACACTACCTGGGATCCGGAGACGCCGGACCTAGACGAGACGGAGGATGACGAGGAAGAGGGGGTAATGGCATGACCGGCGACACCTGGGTAGGAATGGGTACCGTGTTGGCGCTCGTCCTGGGCTTCGTGCTCAAGCGGCTGCCCAACGACGTGCTCTACAACAAGATCATCCCGATCATCACGTT